TAAACTTGATCTAGTACCAGTGACCTTTAATTCATTTAGTCTATCAAAAGTGACACCCGATGTTCCGTTAGTACCACCTACTCTATTAGCAGTGACACCGTATGAAGTATTTGCAAATTTATTAATTGATTTGAAACTAGGTCCACAATAAGCAAATCCTTGATTAATTGTAGTACCTGTTCCTACTTGTCTTCTAATTCTTGTATTAACTGTAATATTAATAGGCGCTCTTGTTAACGTCACGTCTCTTGTAGTAGATGTAAAATATGGATGTGCTGTTTCAGTAGAAGCTACCTCTGCATTATTTCTTAAACTTGTACCATCATCAACTGTTCCTAATCTTCTACCAAATACTGTAGAAAATATTAGTTTCATCATTGCAATTAATGGTTCGCCGATAACACCAGTGTTAACTGCCTCAGCAACTTTAACTCTCATGTTAATTCTACTTCTTAAATCAACTTGACCTGTAAAATAGAAACCTGAAGTATGCATTGTTTTTTTAAATGCGTCTCTCCATAAATTAATTGAGTTACCTACTTTTAATACGTAAGAAAAATCTTGATAGTATAAACTATCTTGTACTTTCATTGTAGTTTCTGATACATGACCTTTTTCATTAATAAATCTACCATCTGTATCTACAACTGCTTGAACAGCTACAGTTGCCGTAGTGACATCTAATTTTTTAATACTTGCACTACCACCACTTGATGATACTGTTTCATCTACTTGAAAAGTACCTGAAGTTTCTTTTAATTTTAAAACTTTTGTTGTTGAATCCCAATTTGAAACTAAACCTGTTGCACCTGAAGTAGCACCAGTTACCGTTTCGCCATTTGTAAATGATCCTGTGACACCCATTACAAAGAAACAATTAACAAAAGATAATGTTGGAGGTGTAGGTGCTTTATGATAATCAATACCTAAATTTGATGTTGAAATACCTAAAACTTTTCCTATTTCAGGACCATATGCTAATACACTTGCACCTGAACCTGTTGAACTTGATACTGCAACAGTTGGTAAAGATTTATATCCGTCACCAACATTTGTTAAGTATATGTCTGTAATATCTCCTGTACCTGTATCTGATTCAAAAACAATTTTGTCTCCTGTTAAATGATCGCCAGCAGATGTTTCGTCTTCTAAAACTATATGATCTCCGTCTTCATGTGCTACTGCACCATTAACAACAGTGACAACACCAGCGGCATTATTCCCCTCTGTGCCTGTGTTTGTAAAAGTTAATGTATCTCCGATTTCATAACCTGATCCACCAGCGTCTACAAATATATCTGTTATCTTACCTGAACCAACATCACTAATTTGCATAGCAGCTTGTTGACCACCACCTGTAATTTTTATAATATCGTCTGTTGTGTAAAGACCACCATCGTTAGTAATTGTTTTTACTCCTGGTATACCTGTAATAGTTGCTAGAATATAATAATCAGATTGATCTGATTCTGTTCCTTCAATTATTTCATCTACTGCAAAAGTACCAACAAGAGTATCTTTGTTTAAAGTTATTTCAGATACTTCACTTGCACCAACATAAAATTTTTCAACGTTCTCTACTATTGCCGTTGCTAAAGATGTTCTACCTTTAATTTGTCTACCTACTAAACTTAAAGTTTCTCCTTGTGAACTTAATACTCTAATAACTGTTTGTGTATTCCAAGTACCATCTGATACTTTCATCATTTGCGTTCTTGGATAAAATGTTTCTGATTGGTCGTTGAATAATATTCTAAAAAATAATTCGTGACCTTTTTGAGTACCTTTTAGTTTATATAATGATTTAATATTTTTAATTAGATTTCTTTTATCTATTCCTGAAGTTAAATTTTCTGGTATAGTTTTAAAAAATTCGTCTCTAAAGTTATTTAAGAAATCAGAAATAACTTTATCTGGATCTCTAAAGTTTGTTAACTGTTGAATTGTTTGAACTGGATTTGGTCTATAAGTATTAACTACTGCTTGAGCACCTGAAGTACCACCAGTAATTGTTTCGCCAATTATAAATTTATCTTGTGCTGATATGAATAATCTATTGTTATCTAAATCTTCAGCTAATATAGTAGCAGTTGCTTTTGATGTTGCACCTGTAACCGTTTCTTGATAAGTAAATTTACCAAAGGAACTATCTTCTAAAATTATTTTATCGCCTAAATCTAATTGTGTATGTTCAGCACCAAGTGAACCACCATCTAATACTAAATTGTTTGCAACACCTGTTTGATTTTCTAAAGTTATACCGTCTGTAGATTCAATAGAAGTTACCGATAACTCGGCAGCTTCCATAAATTGAAAATATGTTTTTAAGAACTCTACAAATTTCGGGTGATCGTCAACTACAAAATCCGGTAGTTGAGTGTTTACTAGATTTGATATTTTATTGTCAAATTTCGCCATCGTTTATTAACGACTTGTTGTTGTAGTATAACCTACGCCAGCTTCAGACGAGCCGCCAACAAAAGTGTCTTCCTCTACAGTTATGCTTGAATTGGAAACATCTATTTCCACAATTTGATTTCTAACAGGTACAATATCGTTTGAACTTGGTTGTACTGTAATCTCTATATCATTTGAAGCGCTACCTCTTATATTAGAAATAGACGCAACGTTTAAAGAGTTTAATGTGACTTGTCCTGTTGCATAGTTGATAGTACCTTGTGTGTTGTTAGCATAAGTTTTAACACCACTTACTAGATAGTATCTTCTAACATTACCATCGCTGTCATCATCTAAAAACATTTCTTCATTACTACCTGATACTTTAAATCCTGTAGATGATAGAACTGATACGTGTCCTGAATGTGGATTGTAAATAGCATTTCTAAAATATATGTCATACTTCGTAGATGAAGCAATAGTTGGTGTAAAACTCTTTCTCATATTGATAGTAGTTATGTTTGATAAAATACTTGTATCAACATCATCAATTAAACCTGTTAATTTAGAAAATCTAAATACGCCATCAAATTTTTGTAAAGTAGTTGCGTTGTAATTTGTTATAGCAGTGATTATATCTGTTTTTAAAGTATCACCTGTTTTACTTGTACCTTTTTTATCGTACTTAACGTTTGATGTTAGTAAAACACTTGTTGTTTCAGGATCAACAATTTGTGGTCGCACTGAAGCAACGTTGTAAGGTATTAATCCTTTTACGATAGAAGCTTTTGTTGCCTCTGTTAATGTTGAACCACTAGCAGCTTTAATAGAAACTTTTACTACACCATAAACTGGCGTTTCATCATCTTCCCCACCCCAAGCACTAACTGATAATGCATTAGGATATAAAGTCTTAACAATTGATTCATAATCTGTTGCTGTGACTGCTCTATCTTGTGATGTATATTGTAAAGGCGCATTAAATCTAATAGACTCTTTTGTTTCTGCCTCTGAACCACCTTGAGCGTCTGATTTTGTTGTTATAGTCACATTAGAAAAACCACCAATGTTTGACCCTAACTCAAAAGAAGAAGCACCGTTAGCCTCATCTTTGTTTGTGACAATATAATCTAATATAACTATATTACCATCTTCTAATTTGTTACCAATAACACCATCGCCAAAATAAACTTCAAATTTACCATTATCTGATTCTTGTAAGAAATAAACTTTAGATGTGTTATCTAAATTTCTTAAACCTGTAGCTAGTGTGTATGTATTTAATGTTGAATCTGATACAGAGTTTTGTACAGTGACTTTTAATGTAGATGTATCAGCATTTATGTTTTTTATTAAAAACTTTTGGTCAACGTCTGCACTATCAACTGTATATTTGAAAGTGACTAAAGTACCTTCGTATAAATTAACTCCTGAAAACTTGTAAACACCACTTGCTGGTGTAATTGTAATATCTTCGTTAGTAAGAAAGTTATATCCTGTTCCATCTACTGTAGTTGTAAACGTTGTACCTTTATTCATTAACACACTTGAACCACTTGCGTTGTTAATTAAAATATCTACTTCAGCCATTGGCGCTTTAACACTTGATGGTGTATAACCAATTGCTTTAGCTAATGCGACTACATTTTTTCTTATATCAGCAGAATCTAAATAAGATTCATTTACAAACATGTTGGCATTGAAACCAAGATAGTGTGTATTGTATGCTAATGTATCTAAAAGAACGGCAAAGCCTGATCCTTCAAAATTGTAGTCTGAAAATTCTGGTTGATTTTGTAAAAATGTTTTTAAGTTTGCTTTGATATTGTCAAAGTCAAAATCTGATACTACGAGTTTATTACTTGCCATTTTATCTTAATCTTTCTAAAAATGTTTCTATTGTTATTGGCTCCATTGAACCTATAACGTAAAACATGATTGTTAAGTGATAACTATTTCTATCAATATCTGGTCTAGCTAAAATTTGTACTAATTTAATTCTAGGTTCCCAATTATCAAGAACTTCGTTAACCTTTCTTTGTAAGTTAAGTGCTGTAAGAGGTGTCATTGGTTCAAATAACATTCTTCTAACATCACTACCAATCTCTGGATGAAAAGGTCTCTCAAAGTGAGAAGTTTGTATTAAATTTCTAACACTTCTTTTAACGGCCTCTACATCACTCAATTTGTTAACATCATTATTAACAGGATTACGACCAAAATTTAAATCCAAGTCTTTATAGATTCTATTTGCTCTTTTACTGTCGTTTGTGTTGCTACTGTCAAAGTTTGGCATGCTTATATTTATACTGCCAATTGGTAATTAACCACTAAAAACATTACCACTTCCTGAAGTCATAGCTCCACTGTCTGTACTATCTCCAATTCTTGCAATTGGACTACCACATACTGAAACCGTTGAACTACCAACATTAACGTTTGCTACATGTG